ACGATTTGCATACCAGTTTCCAGTTTCAATATCTAGTTCTCTACATAACTCTGCCATTTGTTGTGCGGTGATTGGATATTGATTTTTCAAAGCATTTCCTGCTAAAGCAACCATGATTTGATACATTTTATGATACCAACCAGTGTTACTTATTGTTTTATATTCTGACTCTAATCTACGAGGAAAAAATGGACAATCCTTATATCCAGTCCAAGTGACGTCTGTATTTGTTAATTTAGATTTTTTATATTCTATTACTTGTTTTTGTAATTCTTCTGGCATACGATCTAAGAAAGATGAACTTGATTTCTTTTCAACATAAGCGTGCTTTCTCATAAGTTTTAGCGGATCAATATACTCGCCAGGATTAGTAAAGATAAAGTTGAAACTGCCAGCGTACGTACCAGGGATATAATACATTCGTGATAAATCTTTAGTTTGTTTATCACCAATGGATCCAAATTCGCTGTTGAGTGCGAACCAGAAATGTGGGAGGTTATTTGCTTCAACTCTTTGCGTAATTGGGAAGACCATACGAAACTTTGGAAAGTTTTCTCTAGAGCTAGCAGTAGAATAACAGACAAAATGATACTCACCATATTTTTTTATTAGCTCCTCTTTTAAATTACCTTCAAACTGATGATCATCAACGTCAATTGCACACCACCCACCCCAATCAACTACATTCTTATTAGCACGTGTTGAGTCTAATATATATGTAGCAGGTGAAATGAGTGATGCTTCTTTTTTATTACTATATTTAGTCTTTGATAATTTGTAAAGAAAGCTTTCAAATTCCATAAAGGTTGAAAACTCCATCTTACGATGAGTCTTATTATCAAATATTGATTTGAATATAGTTAAGGTTGTTTGCATTATACATCACCGGTGAACCAAAGGCTTGGTGTTGCTTGTATCGTGATAATCACCTGAGGCATAATAATCACGGCTTGCTTCTTCTTTTATCATCATGCCATTCCGCATACGATAAGTAATAATTTCACGCCTAACTACACCGTCAGTGTCAGAATCAAATGCGGTCTTAAATGGTCCTTCAGTCATCAGTCAATAATGCGTGGTAGATCACCAACATTCCCCTCGTGAGTTGGACCTTTCCAACCGCCAGGTTTTAATAAATCAGGTAAACCAAAACGATTAGGCCGACCAGGTTTTACACCAGGCTTTTTTGCCATATTAGCTTCATACACTCTATCCCATGCTTCATTAGCATCTACTCCCATTACATCAAGAGTACCGATAGCAAATACACACATATCAATAAGGCCATCAACAACTTCTTCTGCATCAGAATTATTAATAGCTGACAATGTTTCTTGATATTCTTCACCAATCATTAGCATACGAAACATAATATATTTCCGCATAAGATCTTTATCTTCTTTATTTTTATCAAACCATTCACGTACTCCAAATTTATTGTGCATCATGTAAATGTCATTTGCCCAATCACTCATAATTTAAACTCCTTAATTTTTTCAAATGATCCTCTAATCGTAAACATATAATGATCATAGTCAGGTTGACTAAACTTATATGTGCCACATGGGTGTGGAATTGTCATATTTAAAAGTACTCCTAATTTTTCTTTTGGAACATCCCATTTTTTTTCGTATTTTTCTAATACATTATTTACGCAAATATCATAGTGAAATCCACATACATAAATTCTATTTACGTTGTTTATCCAGTGATGAATATATCTATCATCATCAATTACATCACTTAATTTGTATATTACTTTATCATTTTTTCTGTCTATAGATTCCATTAATCCATATTTTTTATATTCTGGATATCCGGTATAATGAAACACTTCACTTACATTTCTTATATAAGGTAACATTGTATTTATGTAATTACCAAATGTATGTGCTTCTGTTTCAATAAGTGCGTGACTTCTAACATCTTCATCAGGCCAAGTTTGCCATGCATCGACAATCACCACAACATTCTTGAAACGCATAATATATTATACCACACCTACGTGCTCATGTACAACCGGATTTTCTAATGCCCATAACATTCTTTGTGTGTCTTTCCAATCTTTAACTTGAATAGAATTGGTATTACTATATTGTTCAAGAGCTTTTACTAGTGGATAATCATTTCCACCTAATTGCATTTTATCGCCAAAGAAAACAATTGGTTTTTCAATCCATCCTACTACTTGACTTTTATCTGCGCCGGGTGGAACGATATCAATTCCTGTTTCTCCTGCAACTTGAGCAGAAAGACCGAAAGTATCTTCAAAAGCTGCTGCTATAAATTGACGTTCATTTTTATGTTGATCCCATTCTCTATACATTGCTCTTTCTTCAAGATTACAATTACGACCAACAATACTGAAGTTAACCATACCAGGTCGTTCTTCAATATGATTACCGGTTTTACGATAAAAACCAGATTCTTCTAACATGCCTTCCAACCATTCTCTTGCATCTGCAGGAAGTTTCCACTCATTAGCCCATGTTTGTTTTCCCTTTTGCCAAACGCTATTTCCTGCACAATTAAAAGAGGCAGTTACATTTTCACAAATGTCTTCTCCTAATTGTTCAAGTGTTTTTTCATAATCGCTACCTGTAACTAAATAGCAATTATTCTTTTTAATAAAATTTAAAAAGAATTCTTTAAACTCTGTATTAATTTTTTGCCGACTAAGAGTTAGTGTACCGTCAACGTCAAAAATATAATTCATACAAAAAAGTCCTCCAAGGTTGCTTCATCTTTTAAAGACCATCCTACTGCATCTAAGATTGGTGTGATTGGTTCAATAAATGTTTTTTCAAATTGTAAATCATAGTCAATATATTTATGAAGATTAAATTCAGGTGGTAAATAATCTGGAAAAGAAACTACATTTTCACGTATAGGATTAGGTAATTTTAAATAAGAATATTTAATCTTTTCCCCACTTTTAATTTCACTATATTTTTTGTCAAGTGCGTGGTCACGTAAATAATGATTATATAGTAAAGAACCTCTTACATGAATTGGTGTACCTCTACCATAAATTGTTTTACGATCTTTCCATTTGTCTATTTCACTTACACCACGAGGAAAGGAAACATCTTCAGCAGGTAAAGATTTAAATGTAGATCTGAAATCATCTATAAACTGACGAGTTTTTTGTTCATCACCTGTAACAATAATTTTAAATACTTCTTTAAATTTATCACGTACAACTGCAGGTGTAGATGATTTAATAGCTTCAATACCCATGATCTTGAGTTTTGGTTCTGCATATTGTACACCTTCATTATTATGTACATTTAATATGTATCGTTTTTTTGCAGTCCATATACCACGATCAGCTATAACTTCTCTACCCATTTCCATACGAGGTGTATAGGCATTCATTTTATTAAATAGTTTAGAATATTCAGCAGCAATAATTGGTTCGAAATGTTTACTACATAGTTTATCTAAATCTTGTACTGGATTCTTTAGTTGTAATTTTTTAACTAAAGGACCCATATTAATATAAACAGAATCAGTATCAATTGCTATGACATAATCTTTGTCAGTTTTTAGCAGTTTATTCATTTCATTATTAACTGCTTTTTCTGCGCGTTTAATAGAAAGCTGACCTGTTAGTGTTACAGATTCAGCTAAAGCATTATCAAAATATTTAAAGTATTGATTTGCTAAGGCGCCATAAAGAGAATTTAAAAGAATTTTAATTGCCATCTGATTATTTTCAAGTTGATTGATTTCAGATTCCAGTTTAGAATTCTTAGATTTTTCATATTCAGATTTAGCTGATAACATTCGTTTTTTAATTGTTGACCTTTCAGCATAATAATCTACAATTAATTCTGGAATTATACCTTGTCTTTCTTTACTAAATGCTACACCAGAAGCAGCAATAGAATAATTGTCATTAACTTTATTATCATCTTTCATATAATTATCTGGACCTTGAGAGAAACAAATGCGAGGATCTCGTATCATTGTTTCTGGAGAAATATTATATTCAACAATAATATTAGGATATAGAGAATTTAAGTCAAAGGAAACCACCCAATCATGGCCACCGACCTGTGGATCCTTTACAAAGCCTCCAGCAATGGAATGAGACTTACCTTTCTTTCTTGCTTCAGAACCAGGTTTATTCTTTGATGTTTCGGTTGCACCAGCAATTTGATACCAGCGAATTTGATCTATTTGTTTAAGTGGAGTAATAACATTTTTACTAAGCAATCTACGATAAATGATAGATTCCCATATATTAGTCGTTCCAAATGTATCACTTAAATTTACACCACCTTTATATGCCATAGTTAAAGCTAAATTAATTAAGCCCATCTTAGCATCAATACGATCAACTAATTGAACATCTTTAATATTATAGTCAATAAATTTTTGATGATCTTTTTTATATAAAGTATATAAATTACCATGTTCTTCATATGATAGTTTACGTTCACCTACTACAACATAACCAATATGATCTAGCTTATATGATTCTTGAGGACCATATGAATATCCAAATTTAGTAAACAACTCTAAATAATCAGCTTGCTGTATTCCAACAATTTCAAAAGCCGGAAGTTGGCGATTAGCTCGATATACTGGACGATCATTAACTAGTCCCCAAGGAGAAAGTTTGTTAACTGCTTCTTGTGTACCAAGATTATGAATACGATTTACAAGATAAGGAATATCAAAAAAACGACAATTCCAACCTGTAATTACATCAGGATAATTTTTGGTCCAATAATTTATAAACTTAACAAGTAATTCTTCTTCAGACTTGCAATGGTGATATTGAATAAGACTTCCATCAAGATCTAGTTCAGTTTTAGAAGGATCATAATTATCTAAACCCCAAACTTGAAATATAGAAGACTTACTAGATTTTAAAGTAATTGCTGTAATAGGATGAGCTGCTGCTTCTGGAATAGGAAACCCATCATCTGAAGCAACCTCAATATCAAAGTTTACAATGTTTATATGGTTAGGATTAAATTTAATATCTGATGGAAACTTATCTGTAATGAATTGATGGATATAATTTGTAGTACCATAGGCTTTAAAGCCATCCATTTCACCATGAAATTCCAACCATTCTTTAGCTTCTTTCATGCTATCACATGGTCTTGGCTTTACATATCCACCATCAAAGGAAACAAACTTAGTAGGAGTTTGAGACCTCGTGTAAAGAGTTGGTTTGAATTTTTCTTTATATGAAATAGGCGCGCCACTATCATTATATCCACGGTACATGATTGTGTTGCCATAACGATTCACAGACGTATAGAATGACAATAGAATACCTCCAGTTAGATTTATATTCTACCATATTTTTGGGGGTTTGTAAACCCCTTTATTTATGATGTTAATATTTTTGAGTGGGGTAGTTGTAGTTGATCGCATAATTCTTGGATATAATCTAAGTTGTTAGATGTGAAAGTACACACATGATTTCCACCACCTGGTCCGTTTGTTTGGAATAGTGAAAGTGCACACCCATGTTCTTTTGCGAATTGTTTGATTTCTGATTTAGTTGAAGTATAGGCGATATCCGATATTAGAACGTAAGTCATAATGTTTTCTCCTTTTTGATTAGTACAGTCTATACTAAAAAAGGGGGTTTGTAAACCCCCTAAATGCATTTAATTGAAATTTTTTATGCTAAGGCTTTTGACCTCCAGTCCATAATTATTTTTTCATACCATGCAGGGTTTTTATTCTTTAGTATATTTAAAGGAGCACCGTCTGAACCTTTTTTGTTTCGTGCTTCAACGTATTCTTCAACAGTAAAATTTTTAATAAGTTCTTTAACAAACTTTGCTTTTGTAAATGGTCCATTATATTTAAACCGTGCAATGAACAATTCCATAGGCTGGCCAACCCGACTTGGATGACAGTTTGGAGCAACTTCATCCCATGTAGGTTGACCTTCGTAAGTACCTGTGTACTCAAGATATCCGCCATGATAGGTAAATTGTGATTTGTTAAACTTTGTCATATCATTTTCTCCATTTGATATAACTATACTACCATAGTTTAAATCGATTGTACACCATTAAATGCAATTAATTTGCATTTTTTTTACTTTTTTTCTGAAACAAACTCATAAAGTTTATCAGCTTGATTTTTGATTTCTTCTGGAGTAATCGCTTTTGGAATGTATTTTTGATAAGCTTCTAAAGCTTGTTCAGTGTTATCTTT